GCTAAAGAACTACTAGATCGTACAGGTTTAGTAAAAACTGAAAAAGTACAAGTAGAAGCTAAAGGTGGTGTTATGTTGATGCCACCTAAAGTTGTATCTCAAGATGACTGATAGATCTCTTGGCAAGTGGAAATTACCACAGCCTATAGATATACAAGAAAATAATGAATGGGTAAAGATACCTAGAATATCACGAACCATACCATTTGGGTATGAAGAAGACACAGAAGACAATGCCATATTAAATCCAATCCCTGACCAACTCGACAAACTTGAAATGGCAAAAAAGTATTTAAAGCAATACTCATATCGTGAAGTAGCAAACTGGTTGACTACAAATACTGGTAGATCTATTTCTCACGTAGGTTTAAGGAAACGATTGGACAATGAGCAAAGACGAAACAACAAAGCTAGAAGCTTACGCCAGTGGGCAGAGTATGCAGAAAAGGCGATCTCCAAAGCGAAAGAAATTGAAGAAAGTCGCACAGGAGCAAAAGAAGCCGCAACAATCTAAAGTTATTGAAACAACAAATATAGATTTTGTTAAAGTAAAAAAACTAGAAGAAGATCACAATATAATTTTTAAGCCAAACGATGGCCCACAAACAGATTTTCTAGCGGCAAGTGAACGAGAAGTATTATATGGTGGCAGTGCTGGTGGTGGTAAATCCTACGCAATGCTTGCAGACCCTCTGAGGTATATGGGGCATCCTGCGTTTAGTGGTCTACTACTACGACACACAACGGAAGAGTTACGTGAACTTATATTCAAATCACAAGAGATGTACCCCAAGATATGGCCCGGAATCAAATGGTCTGAAAGAAAGATGCAGTGGACCGCGCCATCTGGCGCAAGGTTGTGGATGTCGTATCTTGATAGAGAAGACGATGTCTTGCGTTATCAGGGTCTGGCATTTAGCTGGATAGGCTTTGACGAATTAACTCAATGGGCCACACCATATGCATGGGATTACATGCGGTCTCGTCTACGGTCTACTGCACCCGACTTACCTATCTTTATGAGGGCAACTACAAACCCCGGAGGTAGAGGACATCACTGGGTTAAAAAAATGTTTATTGACCCTGCGATACCAAACAAGGCTTTTGAAGCTACAGACATAGAAACTGGAGAAGCATTAAAGTATCCAGCAGGACACGAAAAAGCAGGTATATCTTTATTTAAACGTAGATTTATACCAGCACGACTAAAAGATAATCCATACTTAGCAGAAGCAGGTGACTATGAAGCAATGCTTTTGTCACTACCAGAACAGCAAAGACGACAGCTACTAGATGGTGATTGGGATATTAAAGAAGGCGCAGCCTTTACAGAGTTTAATAGAGACTTACATGTTATTGAACCATTTGATATACCAAGTAACTGGGTAAGATTTAGAGCCTGTGACTATGGATATGGAAGTAAATCTGGAGTAGTATGGTTTGCTTGCGCCCCTAATGAACAGTTAATTGTTTACAGAGAACTGTATGTAGGTAAAGTACTAGCTACAGATTTAGCAGATAAAATACTGGAGTTAGAAGCAGGTGATGGTACTATTAGATATGGGGTTCTGGATAGTTCTCTTTGGCACAAAAGAGGGGATACTGGGCCTAGTCTTGCAGAGCAGATGGTAAGTAGAGGTTGTCGTTGGAGACCTTCAGATAGAAGTAAAGGATCAAGGGTAGCAGGTAAAAACGAAATACATAGACGCTTACAAGTTGATGAGTTTACAGAAGAACCAAGGCTTGTTTTCTTTAATAACTGTACAAATATAGTTTCACAATTACCAGCTATACCATTGGATAAAAAGAATCCAGAAGATATTGATACTCATAGTGAAGACCACTTGTATGATGCACTAAGATATGGTATTATGTCAAGACCAAGGTTTAGTATATTTGACTATGATCCACACGGAAGACCCCAATCTAGTATGCCAATGGCAGACAAAACTTTTGGATATTAAAGGTATTATAAATGGCAGAAGATCAAGAATTTACAGATGACGAACAAGTAGTATTAGAAGACTCTGAAGACTCAGGAGTAGATGATGCTAATATTAGTGGTATTATACCCTTTGTCATGGATAGATATAAACGTGCTGATGACTACAGACAGCAAGATGAAGATAGATGGTTAAGATCCTATCGTAACTATAGAGGTATCTATGGATCTGATGTTCAGTTTACTGAAGCAGAAAAGTCTAGAGTTTTTATCAAAGTAACAAAAACAAAAACACTTGCAGCCTACGGACAAATTGTAGATGTATTATTTGCAAGTAATAAATTTCCGCTTACTGTAGAACCAACAGTATTACCTGAAGGAGTTGTAGGTGATGTACACTTTGATCCAAAAGAACCAGAGCAACTTAGAAACTCAGAATTAGATGAACCTGTAAGTCCTTATGGATTTATGGGAGATGGTAAAGATGTACCTGCAGGAGCTACAGCACGAACATTATCAGAAAGTTTAGGACCATTAGGAGATAAATTAGACGATATTGAGGGTGTAAGAGCAGGTGTGGGTAAAACTCCTACGGCTGTAACTTTTAGTCCAGCTATGATTGCTGCAAAGGCAATGCAAAAGAAAATACAAGACCAACTAGAAGAGTCTAGTGCTAATAAACATTTACGTAGTACAGCATTTGAGATGGCATTATTTGGCACAGGAATAATGAAAGGTCCATTTGCTGTAGATAAAGAATACCCTAACTGGGATGAAGAAGGTGAATACTCACCAAGAATTAAGACTGTACCACAAGTATCTCATGTATCTGTTTGGAACTTTTATCCAGATCCAGATGCAAACAACATAGATGAAGCACAGTATGTAATTGAACGTCATAAGATGTCTCGTTCACAGTTAATTGGATTAAAGAAACGTCCTTACTTTAGAGCTTCAGTAATTGATGATGCAATTATGCAAGGCACAAATTATACAAAAGAATCATGGGAAGACGATTTATCTGACTATGCACCTGAATATGGAGTAGAACGCTATGAAGTCCTTGAGTATTGGGGTATGTGTGATTATGCTATGTTGGTGGAGCAGGGTATTGAAATACCTGAAGAGCTTGACGGAGTTGACGAACTACAGGCAAATATATGGATTTGTAATGGTAAACTTTTGCGTATGGTACTTAATCCATTTAAACCTGCTACCATTCCTTACATGGCTGCGCCCTATGAACTAAACCCATACTCTTTCTTTGGTATAGGTATTGCAGAAAACATGGACGATACCCAAACACTTATGAATGGGTTTATGCGTATGGCTGTAGATAATGCAGTACTGAGTGGTAACTTACTTATAGAAGTAGATGAAACAAACTTAGTTCCGGGCCAAGACTTATCCGTATATCCCGGCAAAGTATTTAGACGACAGGGTGGCGCACCCGGACAGGCTGTGTTTGGTACAAAGTTTCCAAATGTAGCAGGAGAAAACTTGCAGCTATTTGATAAGGCACGTGTACTCGCAGATGAAAGTACAGGGATGCCATCATTTGCTCATGGACAGACAGGTGTATCTGGTGTAGGTAGAACTGCATCAGGTATTTCTATGTTAATGGGTGCTGCTGCAGGTGGTATTAAAAATGTAATTAAGAATGTAGATGACTACTTACTACGACCACTGGGTGAAGGACTGTTTAGATTTAACATGCAGTTTGACTTTGATCCAGCTATACGTGGTGACTTAGAAGTAAAGGCACGTGGTACAGAAAGCCTAATGGCAAATGAAGTACGTAGCCAAAGACTTATGCAATTTATGCAGGTATCTTCCAGCCCAGCACTTGCACCCTTTGCTAAGTTTCAATATATTATTAGAGAGATTGCTAAGTCTCTTGACCTTGACCCTGATAAAGTAACAAACAATATGGATGAAGCAGCTATACAAGCTGAGTTAATGAAGCAGTTCCAACAACCTGCTCCAACTCCAGAACAAGGTGCAGCACCAGCAGGTGCAAACCCAATGGACCCATCAGGTGCAGGTGGTGGTACAATAGGCACAGGCCAAGTACCATTACCACAGGAACAAGGATTTAGTGGAAATGGACAAGGAAATATTCAGCAAGCTCAAGGGGCTGGTCAACAACCCCAAGCAGTGGACCCACTTCAATAGTTATTTAGAAGAGCTTGTTAAACAACAACATCGTTTGATGGAACAAACAGACGATATGATTACAATACATAGAGCGCAAGGTGCTGTTCATATGTTACGTAATATACAAAGACTAAGGGATAGTGTAATAGCCAATGGCTGACAAAGAAAATAAATATACTAATAAAGAAAATGTTTTTGGAAAAAAATATGAAATAAATTCTAAAGAATATGACGGAAAAGAACACTATGTAATAAAATTCAAAGATGGTAAAGAAATGCCAATGTTTGAAGTTGAAGATTTATTATTTAAATATAAAACCGCAGAAGAACCTTTAGCAGGTAGAGAAACTTCAAAACGTATTAGCAAATTTCTTGAAGATAAAAACCCTACTAAAAAAGAGTTTATACAATATTTTTCTGAAATAGAACTTAATAAAGGTGGAACTCCCACAAAAGGATTAATGGGAAAAACAGCAGACTTTCTAAAAAAACTAGACTATGGAGAGTTAGCTGCAGAATCCCTACCTATTGCAGGAGAAACTGCAGCAATTAAACGAGCTTCTGATGCTTTTAGAGAAAAAGACTATTTAGGAGCAGGTATTGAAACTGCAGCAGGAGCATTAGGTGTAGTTCCTGTCGTTGGTGACTTAGCTGGTAAAGCATTACGTACTGCTACTAAAAAGTTTCGTAATGTAAAACCTCTTGAAATTGGGTCTAGTGAACTATTTCAGTCAGGAAAATTGTTAAAAAATTATACTCCGCTAAATACAAAACAGATACTAAAGAAAGTTAACAAAGCTACAGCAGGTAGTAAAGAGGCTAATAAATTAATTAACGCACCATTAACAGAAGGAACTAAAGTAGGTGTTAGATTAAATTTAAACTCTACTATACCTGATATGCCTAAAGGCTTAGATAAATTACAAACATTACATAAAAATAATTATAATGGTAAAGCACTTTCTTACAAGGGTTTTGCGACAGTAGAAAATGTTACATTTAATGTAAGCCAAAAAGGTAGGCAAGGTATTGCTGCTAACATTAAAAAATTAGATGTTCCAGAAGCAAAAAGTAAATTTCCTGCTATGTCTGTAGATGGTAATTATAATAGCACAAGAAATGTACTAGAAGAAATTGATGATACAGTAGTAGAAATTGGTTTTAATCCAGCAAGTGGACATTTATTTGTTGATATGTCAACAGGACAAGCAGTTAAAGGCGCAGATGTTGCTACTGTTGTAGGAGATAGAGTTTTTGCAAAAGGTGTTACTTATATAAAAAAAGCGGATGCACCAAAACCTCTTAATGCAACAGATGGAACAATACTTCCTAGTGAAGTACGATATAGAATGAATAAAGGTGGAGCAGTTACAATGAATAAACAAATGAAACTTTTTGAAGAAGGTGGTCTTAATCAAGAAGGCGGCATGATAGATGCAGAATCAGGTAATGAAGTTCCTGTAGGAAGCACTCGTGAAGAAGTAAGAGATGACATCCCTGCTAAACTTAGTGAGGGTGAATTTGTTATGCCAGCAGACGTTGTACGCTATCATGGGTTAGATAAAATGATGGCACTACGAGATGAAGCCAAAATGGGATTACGTAAAATGGAAGCTATGGGTCAAATGGGAAACTCAGATGAAGCTACATTACCAGAAGAAATGCCTTTTAGTATGGCAGATTTAATTGTTGTTGCGGAAGATGGTAAAGAAGTTGAAATGGCTGAAGGTGGTTATGTAACTATGGCTAATGGTGGTGACCCATCTGCAAGTGTTAGACAACTTGGACCTACATATACTCCTCCAATTTCACAACCAATAGACTTTAAAAAAGTAATGGGTGATGCAAATATTTCTTTTAAAGAATATAGAAATGCAGATGGTAAAAATATTTTAGTTGCATTTATTGGGGGTAAACCAATATACCCTATTCCTGAAGGGTACTCAGAATATACACCTATAACAGGTGAACCTATTAGCCCAGTACAAGAAGTTGTAGAAGCAAGTCCACCGCTGCCACAAGAAGAGGAAGGTGCTAGAGACAGGTTTGGAAATCGTTACGATGGTAGTTATCAGTTAGATATGAGTACCGCAACAAATGCTCAATTAGCAGAAGAAACAAAAAGACAAAACAGTATATCTGCAAAAGCAGCAAGTGGTATTGCTTTTTTAGTTGGTGGTCCAGCCGTATCTGCATTGTATGAATCTGGAAAATCTATTAGTGCAAATAAATTAACAGCAGAATTAGAAAGAAGATTAGAAAATGGTTTAATAGATCCTGCAAATGCTGCACAAGTTAGAGCAGATATAGCGGCATTAAAAGATAATTATGGATATGGAATTGCAGGAAATCTTGTAAAGTATGCTAATAAAGGTGTAGATGCTTTGAGTGAGTTTTTAGGTATTAACTTAAAAGATAAACCACTTGTACAAAACGTATTAAATGCCTTAAGTGGTGGTGCGAATCCTAATAGTTTACAGGCAGACTTTACAGCAAACAAAGGACAAATAACTAGAGGTCCAGATGGATTAGATTCTAGAGTTACAGATTATATAGCAGATAGAAGAAGACGACAACCTGAGTTTGATAGAATGAGTCGTATTAATGATGTACAAGGTAGAGGACCAACAAATTTTTATAGACAGTTAGAGCAGTCACAAGGAACTGACGCACAGGCTGTAGCACCTGCAAATGAGTTTGTAGATTCTTTACCACAAGTAGATGTAACACCTGCAGGTGGTGGTGGTGGAATGAGCCAAAAAGATGCAAATAGAGCTAACCTGTATGTAGATACTGCTTTTAGAGACGATGTTAAAGGAAGTGACGTAGGACTTGCTCAAGCAAGAGAAGGTATTCAAGGCCAAACAATAAGAATGTTAAACGAAGATCCTAGTAGATATCGTATGAGAGACCCAAGATTTAGCACAGCAGATCAGCAAAGAGTAGGCGAAGAAAGTGGTTTAGCTGACATGACTGCAGCAGAATCAATAGCCTATAATAAAAAATTACAAGATGCTCGTGAATCTTTACCAAGTGCTTCCCAGTCACAAGTAAATATGACAAATTTATCTAACCAACAACAGGTTGGTTTATCTAACTTAATGCCAATTACGCCAGCAAGAGATGTTCAAGGTTTTTTAGATGCTGGTAATCAAATGAATCTTATTCCAACAGCAGACCCAAGAGGACCAAGTCAAATTCCACCTTCAACTACACCTTTTCCAATAATTGGAACACAACCTGTAGGTACAAAAATGGGAGCTAATGTGGCTGGTACTAGTGGCAGACAGAATGTTTATAGAAGAGATATTTTTCCTCCTGTTTCTGGTGGTAGTCGTGATGAAATAGTAACGGACGCTGCAGCTTCTATTTATGGGCCTGATGTTAAACTGTATCCAGCAGCAGATTATACTAGCAGCAACCTTTATGGAACAGGTACTCGTGTTCCATCTGTTGGACAAGAAGAATTTTCAGCGTTACGAAGAACAGATAGTGGTGTTAGAGATGTTCCTTCGTTTGGAGATACAGACCCTATTTTAGAGTATGACGATCCTGAAGAACTAAGAGATGCGGCTACTTACAGAGATCCAAGAGGACCAAGTCAAATTCCCTCAACACGAACACCTTTTCCATCTCAAACAGATGTTTCTGCACCATCTGCAGCAGGTGAGTTTGTTGGATCATTACCGACTACAAACAAATTAATACCTACTCCTGCAGATGATGCTGGTATGGGCGCAGCTATTCAAGACCAACAAAGACGTAGAGAAAGCACTTTCGGACAAATGACTACACCTAAACTTGATCCATCTAGTATACCACTTCGTGGTGCAGACGTTATAGGAACTACGAGTAAAACTGCAGATCAAATGGGACGTATAAATGAACCACTAGCGTCAGGTTTATCTGCACCATCTGCACCAGCCGTAGCTGCAAGACCTACAACAGTAGACTACAGAGATGCCCGTGATAAAGGAAATCTAGTATCTGGAGTTCCTTTAACGGCTAGAGGCAATAAAACATATGGTGGAGATAGAGTATACGATATTTCAGTAGGTAATAATACTGGAGACAGTTTTGGTAGAGCGCAACTTAACAATGATATTAAATTTGCAGCAGCTACAGGTAAAGCCCCACCAGTATACATACTATCATCAGGAAGAGAAGTTCCTGCAGACTCTGCTATTGCAGCAGATGATAGAGACAATATACAAACAGGATACACAGGAACTGATGCAGAAAAAAATGTAATAGGTAAAATTTCTGGTGTAGATGGTCTTGCTGGTGTTGTTAGAAAATCTGCTGATAGTAACAAAGCTGCAAAAGCAGATGGCAAAACAGTGTACAAAGACTCATCAGGTAAAGCATATACTCGTAGCACGTTTGGTAATAAAGTAGAAGTAGAATTTAAAAACGGTAATTGGTCTAATAAAACAGATGCTAAAGGTGAACCTGTAAAATACTCAAAAGGTAAAGGTGTTACAAGTGGACATGGTACAAAAAGTGAGCAAGATAATAGTGACGAAAAAGAAGATTCAAAAATTATTTGTACAGCTATGAATGCTTCTTATGGATTTGGTTCTTATCGTCAGGCAATTTGGTTAAACTATTCAAATAAACACTTGACAAAAGCACACGAAGTAGGTTATCATACATTGTTCCTTCCGTTAGTACATTTAGCATATACTAAGAATAACAAATTTATCCGTAAAATATTAGAACATGGTACACGAAGACGTACTGCAGATTTACGTGCAGAGTTAAAGGGTACTAAACGAAACACTTTAGGTCGTATATATCGTTCTATATTTGAGCCACTCTGTTATGGAGTAGGTAAAATTAAAATGGCATTTGGAGAATAACATGGAAGAAGATACACTTCAAGAATATAAATCAACTTTAATGTCACGATATGATGGCTTACAAGATGAAGAGAAAGCCACATTGCGTGGTTTAAATGGTACTGCAGAATCTATGGTTTTAGAAAAATTACTAGGTCCAGAGATGGAAGATGTAGGAATGATGATAGCATCAAGACCTGCACCAACTGCAATGCCTAGAAAACGTGGTTTAGCTACACGATAAACTAGCTTATTTGCTGGCTACTCATCCCCCTACCAACATAGGCTACGGTGGCCCCAGTTAGGAAATAACATGAACGAAACAGTAATGGCTGAAGAGCCAAAAGCAGAAGTTAAAGTTGCATTTGCAACACGTAAATACTCAAATGATGAAAAGCGTAAAGCTGAAGAGGAAGAACTAGAAGCCCTTATAAAAGAAAATAAAGGTGAGGGTGAAGAAGAAAAGGTAGAAGCCGAAGAAGCTGAACCAGATAGTGCAGAAGAAAAAACATTTAAGAAACGATATGGAGACCTACGTAGACATTCTCAAGAAACAAAAACATCCTTAGAAAAACAAATTAATGACCTTCGTAAACAACTTGATAAAAGCACTAAACAAGAAATTAAATTACCAAAGTCAGATGACGATATAGATGCATGGGCAGAGCAATATCCTGATGTAGCAGCAATCGTAGAAACCATTGCAATTAAAAAAGCACGAGAACAGTCTAAAGATTTAGAAGATCGTGTAAAAGAAATAGATGCAATGCGTGAGACTGCTAATAAAGAAAAAGCAGAAGTAGAGTTAATGAAACTCCACCCTGACTTTGGTGAAATAAGAGACAGTGATGACTTTCATAACTGGGCAACAGAACAACCTAAGTGGGTTCAAGAAGCTCTATATGAAAATGATGAAGATGCTAGATCTGCAGCAAGGGCAATAGACCTTTACAAGATAGATAAAAACATCACACCTAAAAAGTCATCAACCAATAAAGAAGCTGCACGTTCTGTAAATAGTAAACAGACACGTAATACTCCAGAAACTGACAGAAGTAGTGGTGGCTTTAAGGAATCTCAAGTGTCTAAAATGACGGCACAAGAGTATGAGCGAAACGCAGATGCTATAATGGAAGCTATCCGTTCAGGACGTTTTGATTACGATGTATCTGGAAATGCTCGTTAAAAGAGATTGACAAATAGAAAAAAATAGATATAACTATAGTCATACTCTTTAGTAGCCCCAGTTTAACTGGTTACCTACTACACTAACTAAATCGCAAAACAAGAAAAGACTTTAAGATTACCTGATAAACATGGCCTATCAAATACATAGTAGCGCAACCTTGTAAGAGATACACCCTACGTAAATCAGCCCCGTGAGTACATTTGATTGATTTGCATCTGTGAAATATGCTATAAATAGGAGATTATAAAATGGCATTTAGTTCCGCAGCAGGTTATGGAAACCTGCCTAACGGTAATTTTAGTCCAGTAATCTACAGCAAACAGGTGCAACTTGCTTTCCGCAAGTCATCTGTTGTAGAAGCAGTCACCAATAACGATTACTTTGGTGAAATTGCTAACATGGGCGATACCGTTAAAATAATAAAAGAACCAGAAATCACAGTTAAGGCCTACACACGTGGTACAACAATTCTACCACAAGATCTTGACGATGAAGATTTCTCGTTGACAATAGATAAATCTAATTACTATGCTTTTAAGATTGATGATATTGAAGACGCACATAGCCACGTAAACTTTATGAGCCTTGCTTCTGATAGAGCAGCTTATAGATTGGCTGACCAGTTTGACCAAGACGTACTTGGTTACCTATCAGGTTACAAACAATCATCCATTCACGGATCACCAGACACAGTTAACGCAACTGTAAATGGTTCTGTGGCAGTTTCAACTGCAGGAACAGATGAACTTCTTTCCAGCATGAAACTAACTAAAGGTGATTTTGGTAACATCACTACCAGTTCAGCAGGAAATCACTCAATTCCTCTGACTCCACGTATGCCGGGTGCAACATCCTTGCCAACAGCTACAGCGTCACCAATCATGGTGATATCTCGTATGGCTAGACTACTTGATCAACAGCAAGTTGACACCAATGGTCGTTGGCTAGTTGTAGATCCTGTGTTTATGGAAATGCTTCGTGACGAAGACTCACGCTTACATAACGCAGACTTTGGAGAATCAGGAAGTATACGAAACGGCCTAGTTATTAATAACTTGGGTGGTTTCAGAGTGTATAGTTCAAGCAATTTACCATCAGTAGGAACAGGTCCGGGAACTTCAGGTTCTGCAAACCAACTTACTAACTATGGTGTAATTGTAGCTGGACACGATTCTGCTGTTGCTACTGCAGAGCAGATCAATAAGACTGAGACATATCGTGACCCTGACAGTTTCTCTGACATTGTTCGTGGTATGCATTTGTATGGCAGAAAGATCCTTCGTCCAGAAGCTCTTGTTAATGCCGTATATAACGCAGCTTAGAGGGAGATTAAAAAATGGCTACTATAACATCACTTTTACTTCCTGCAACAGGTAACTCCAACAGAGGACGTATGCCTTATCAAGTTGAATTAATAATTGACTTGACTGCACAAGCTATTGATTGTTCGTCAGCAGATGTAGTACAATGTATTACACTACCAGCGAATACTCATATACTTCACGCAGGTGTTCAAGTTGTAGAATCTGCAACAATGAACACAGGTACAAATGCAACTATAACATTGGGTGCAGCAGACGTTGACGAATATGTTACAGCATTTGACATTGATGGTGCATCAGACTTGGCATATGCTCCAAGCGTTACACCTTCAGCAGAAGTTGTTTTGTCTTCAGCAGACACACTAGACCTGACTTTTGCAGGTGACGGTGCTACCTTCTCAGCAGGTAAACTTAGAGTTTACGCTCTATTGATGGACGTTTCTGAACAAGGAAGTACATCAGCTAATGAAGTTGATAGAGACACATTAGCATAAATATACTAACTGGGGGCTGGGTCTAACTTGGCCCCCTAACAAGATTTTTATGAAAGATTGTATCTATGGCAGAATCCTATTTAACCTTAACTAATAAAGTACTTGCACGATTAAACGAAGTTGAATTAACAAGTTCAACCTTTTCTTCGTCTAGAGGTATTCAAACTCAAGCTAAAACAGCTATTAATGAATCTGTTAGATACATAAACCAAAGAGAATTTAATTATCCATTTAATCATGCAACAGACTCAGAAACACTTGTTGCAGGTACATTTAAATATAGTTTACCAACAACAGCTAAGTTAGCTGACTATGATACATTTCGTATCGTCAAAGATTCTGACTTAGGTACAAGTGGCGGTAAATTAAATAGTATGAACTACAAAGAGTATATTGAGAATCATGTTACTCACGAAGATGAAATTGTAACCACAACATTAAATGGATCACACTCTAGTTCTGTAACTACACTAACACTTACATCTACCACAGACTTTGATTCTGCAGGTAGTGCTTATATAGGTAGTGAGATTATATCTTATACAGGTGTAAGTGGAAATGACTTAACAGGTGTTACACGTGGAACACAATCTACTACTGCGGCTACACATGCTAGCGGTGTACAGGTAGCACAGTTTGACAATGGTAGTGCGCCAACACATGTAGTAAGAACACTAGATAACAATTATATATTGTATCCTTGCCCAGAAAAAGCATACACTATAAAGTATGATTACTTTACATTTCCTACTGATATGGATGCACATGGAGATACAACTACTATACCTGATAGATTTGCAGCCGTTATTGTAGATGGTGCAACTGCATTTATATATCAGTATCGTGGTGAAACACAGCAATATGCAATTAACTTTACTAGATTTGAGCAAGGCATAAAAAATATGCAAACTCTTCTAATAAATAAATATGACTATTTAAGGTCTACTTATATAACTAGAAATCATATAGGAAGTCCTACTTCAACTTTTAGGTCTATTTAAATATGCCTGATCAATCACAAGTCCAACCGTTTTCGTTTAACTGTGAAGGCGGTTTAGTTTTAAACAAGTCTACATTTATTATGGAACCCGGACAGGCACTAGAGTTAACTAACTTTGAGCCAGATGTTGAGGGTGGCTACAGACGAATTAATGGATACAAACCTTATATAATACAACAAGTTCCTGAAACAGCACTTAGTAGTGAGCCAATGTTAATGACAGCATTATTTCACGACTACATAGTTGCTGCTAGAGGAGAAAAGATATTTAGTTCTGCTAGTACAACACTGTCACAAAAAATAACTTCTAGTGCTACAATGTCAGGGTCAGGAACTATCAATGCAAAAAGCACTACATCTTTTAGTTCTAGTGGTACTTTGTATATAGACTCAGAAATATTTACATATACAGGAGTAACAGCTACAACTTTTACTGGGGTAACAAGAGCTACAAGTAGCACTACAGCAGCAGTCCACGAAGCTAATGTTGTTATATCTGAAAGTTGGACAGAAAGAGATACAGGTAGAACAAGTGCTGCAAAGTATAAGTTTGAAAGATTTAACTTTGATGGCAACGATAAATTTATTGTAGTAGATCAGGCAAATGCACCAACTATATTTAACACATCCCTATCTGCAACAGATGTATCATCTGCAGGTGGTGGAGAAGTAACTACAGCAGTTACAGGTGCTAAACACGTAGCTGCATTTAAGAGCCATATGTTCTATTCAGGAATGTCTAGTACACCACAAGAGTTAGTATTTAGTGTTCCATTTGATGAGGATAACTTTGCTACAGCTAGTGGTGCAGGTAGTATTAAAGTAGATGACACAATCGTAGGACTAAAAGTTTTCCGTGAAGATTTATTTATCTTCTGTGAAAATAGAATATTTAAACTGTCAGGCACAACAAGTTCTAACTTTGCTATTGTACCCGTTACAAGAAACATTGGGTGTGTAAATGGTGATACAATACAGGAATTTGCTGGTGACTTAATATTCTTAGGACCAGACGGGTTACGTACTATTGCTGGTACTGCAAGAATTGGTGACGTTGAACTTGGTACAATTAGTTCTCCTGTACAGCCTTTATTTAAAGAACAATTAAGTGATTCTGGAAACTTTACTTCATTAGTTATTCCAGACAAAACACAATACAGAATATTTTTTTCTAAAGCTGTTGGTGCAGAAAAAACTACTACAGGTGTAATATGTGTATTAAGAGGACAGTCTTTTGAATTTTCACAGATAAAAGGTATTAAACCTGCTTGTACAGACAGTGTTGTAGAATTAGGCAATGTTATACCTATACATGGAAGTTTTGATGGATATGTATACAGGCAAGATCAAGGAAACACTTTTAATGGTACACTAGTAGACGCTAAGTACCGTAGCCCAGACTTAACCTTTGGAGATCCGGGTATAAGAAAACATATGCAAAGGGTAAATATTAACTACGCACCTGAATCAACTATTGACGCAGACATGTTTGTAAGGTATGATTACGAAGCAAAAGATTCATCAAGACCAGCAGCGTATCCACTAGACACAACAGACGTTGCAGGTACATACGGTGCAGTATCAGTTTATGGTAATGCTACTTACGGTGGTCCATCACAACCTATTGTAAGAAAATCAGTAGAAGGTTCTGGGTTTGCTGTAGCATTAAGAGTAGAAGATGGATCTAATTCAACAGGTCCATATTCATTAAAAGGATTTCAAATGGAATTTCAATTAGGGGCTAGAAGATAATGGGTGCTACGTACACAAGACAATCAGACTATTCAGATGGAGATACCATCGTTGCAGCAGATACTAACGATGAGTTTGATCAGCTTCTAGCTGCTTTTGCTGCAAGTTCAGGACATACACATGACGGTACTGCTGCAGAGGGTGGACCAATAACGAAGTTATTAGGTCATACTCTTACCTTTGGTACAGGCAGTACAGGAACAGATATTACTATCACTTTTGATGGTGAAACAAATGATGGTGTATTAAAATGGATGGAAGATGAAGATTACTTTGAGTTTTCTGATGACATACTTGTAGCATCTACAGAAAAAATACAGTTTGGTGATACTGCTAGTTTTATACAACAAAGCTCTAATGGTGTTCTTAGGATAGATGGTGAAGCTACAGTAGACATTAATGCTTCTACAGCCGTACTGGTTAGTAATGATTTAAAATTAGATAGTGATGCAGCTATACTAGGTATGGGTGTTGATAATGATGTTACCTTAACACACGTTGCTGACACAGGTATATTGTTAAACAGCACTAGACAATTACAATTTGGTGACAGTGGTACATACATACATCAATCTGCAGATGGTGTACTTGACTTAGTATCTGACACAGAGATTGAGATAAACGCTACAACTATAGATATAAATGGTGCAGTAGATGTTAGTGGTGAGATAGCCGCAGCTTCATTAGACATATCAGGAGCCATAGACGTTGATGGTACTACAAACTTAGATGTTGTAGACATTGATGGTGCAGTAGACATGGCATCAACCCTTACAGTTGCAGGTGTAGTTGACATAACAGATACTACAGATTCAAGTGATGCTACAGGTGATACAGGAGCTTTACGAACTGAAGGTGGGGCAAGTATAGCTAAAAAGTTGTACGTTGGTACAGATCTAGATGTAGACGGTACAGCTAATCTTGACGCTGTTGACATTGATGGTGCAGTAGACATGGCTAGTACATTAGCTACAGGAGGTTTATATACTGCAGGTGCAGGTATTACTTCTACTGCTGCAGCTAACACATTTGGTGCTACATCCTTTAATGATGCTGACATTACTAACGTAGGAGGCATTGCACTAGATACTATTACTAATGATGGAACAGACATTACATTAGATTCGTCAGGAGATATTATTCTTGATGCTGCTGGCAATAATATAACTATTAAATCTGCTGGAACATCTATACTTGACATAGCTAATAACTCTACAGATGTAGAGCTAACAGTAAGTACAGCAGATAAAAACTTTGCTATTAAAGGAACTGACGGCTCCAGTGCAATCACTGCACTAGACATTGATATGGCTCTTGCTGGTAAAGCTACATTTAGCGGTGACGTTGTTGTAACAGGTGATCTAACTATAACAGGTGATGACTTAGTTATGGGTACTAATACATCAGGACATATTTTAGTTGCTGACGGTACAAACTTTAATCCAATAGCAGTAGGTGATTTATCTGAAATAAGCACTGTTGCAAATGACGATGTATTTTTAGCTGTAGACACATCTGGTGGTGGCTTAAAGAAAATTACAAGAAGTGCAGTTGTTTCTGGTCTTGCAACAAGTTCTGGTATATCAAACATAGTAGAAGATACTTCTCCTCAACTAGGTGCTAACTTAGATACAAACTCACACAACATTCTTATTGATGACGCACACTTTATTGCTGATGAAAATGGTAATGAACAAATAATATTTCAGACAACAAGTTCAGCAGTAAATCAATTTGATGTTACTAATGCTGCAACAGGTAGTGGACCTACTATATCCTCTACTGGAAGTGATACAAATATTAATCTTAATTTAACTCCAAAAGGTTCAGGAGTTGTTATGATTGACGGTAATGTTGGTATTGATTCTGGAACAATAGATCTTAAAAATGGTGGTTCAGTATCTAATATTAAATTTTATTGTGAGTCATCTAATGCTCACTATACAGCATTACAGTCAGCGGCACACTCTGCTTATTCTGGTAACGTGACATTAACATTACCTGCTTCTACAGATACTATTGTAGGTAGAGCAACTACAGATACATTTACAAATAAAACTTTTGGTGGACACACTAGCTTTGGTGATTATAATATTACAAATGTAGGTGATATTGCATTAGATTCTATTAGTGCTGACGGTACAGATATTAATGTGGCTGTGTCAGATAACTCAGCTACAGCCCTTACAATTAAACAAGGGTCAGATGCTTATCTTATAATTGATACTGCTAACAGCAGTGAGTCTGTATCTATTGGTACAGGTATATCTGGTACAGCTATTACTATAGGACACGGTACATCTGAAGTTACTTTTGGAGACAATGTTACAGTAACAGGTGATTTTACTGTCAACGGTACAACTACTACAGTTGCTACAACTAATTTAACTGTTGAAGACCCACTTGTTAAGTACGGACAAGGTTATACTGGCACTGCGTATGATCAAGGTTTCATTATTACACGTGGTGATGGTTCAAGTAGTAACACTGCAAACAGAGGTTTTATCTGGGATGAGTCTGCAGATGAGTTTGCAACCATTGCAGCTAACACAGAAGCAGGAACTACTGCAGGTAACGTAACTATAAATGATTATGTACCCTTACACGTAGGAGCAATAACAGCAGATGATAACTCTACGTTCTCAGGTGAAATTGCTGCAGCATCTCTTGATATTTCAGGTAACGTAGATGTAGACGGTACAACTAACCTAGACGTTGTTGACATTGATGGTGCTGTAGATTTTGCATCTACTACGGCTCATGCTGGAAACGCTACTTTTGCAGATAGTGCAAAAGTTCAACTAGGTGCAGGAGCAGATTTACAAATTTTTTATGATGGGTCTAATGCTTTTATTAATAACACTGTAGCAGGTGCGCTTTCTATTAAATCAGATGACATTAATCTTATGAGTTCTGCCTCAGAAACTATGGCAACATTTGTAGAAAATGGTGCAGTTACTCTTTACCACGACAACGCGGCAAAACTAGCTACTGCCTCAGGTGGTGTAACAGTTACAGGAACTTTTGAACCCTCAGGCAAAATCACCGCAGACGCAGGGATAGACATTGATAACTTCAACATAGATGGCACTACGATTGCGCTGTCTTCTGGTCATATGACACTTGATGCAGCAGGGCAGGTTATTTTAGATTCAGCAGATGCTGGTTCTACTGGATTTGCGGATAGTGGAACTACTTACGGTAATATTTACGCATCGTCAGGTAGTATGGTGCTAAAGTCAACACAATCTGACAAAGATATGCTTTTTCAAGGCAACGATGGCGGATCTCAAATAACAGCCCTCACCCTTGATATGTCAGACGCTGGTGCGGCTACGTTTAACGGAAAAATCACCGCAGACGCTGGCATAGACATAGACAACTTCAACATTGATGGCACTACTATTGGTTTAAGTTCTGGCAATCTTACCCTTGATGTCGCTGGAGAGATAAACATTGATGCAGGTGGTGGTAATATCAATATCTTAGATGATGGTACGAGTATAGCTTATTTTGGTAATAGTTCTAGTAATTTTGTTATTCAGAGTACAGTTTCTGATAAAGACTTGATTTTTAAAGGTAACGATGGTGGCTCAACAATCACAGCCCTGACCTTAGATATGTCTGCGGCAGGTGCGGCTACGTTTAATAATGATGTTACTGCGTTCTCTGATGAACGACTAAAATCTAACATAACTACAATCCCAGATGCTTTATCCAAAGTAAGCGAGATGAGAGGCGTACATTATGTGCGTGATGCAACAGGTAAAGATTCATCAGGTGTCATCGCACAAGAACTACAAAAGATTGCTCCAGAACTTGTACTCACCGCAGACGACGAGATGGGTACACTGAGTGTAAACTACGGCAATATCACTGGTTATTTGATTGAAGCAATTAAAGAATTAAAAGCTGAGATTGAAGTATTGAAAGGAAAATAAAACATGGCATTACCATCAGCAGGTAATT